CTAATTAAAAAGGCTTTCATTGAATGTATCAACAGCCTTCCGCTTTGCTTTTTCCTGTTCTTCCTTAAGAGAGTGCGCATATATTGTTTTCATGACATTATCTGTTTGCCATCCACCAAGCTTTTGTACAGTCTTTGAATCTGTTATGGTAAGCATTTTACTGGCAAAATAATGCCTTAGTTTGTGAATGCTAAAATGAGGAAGTTCAAGTTTATCTTCAATCTTTGTCATTTTACAGGTGATAGAATTAGGGTGTCCTTTATATACATATCCTTGATTCTTTATTAATGCGGCTATATTTGAAGGAATTATGATGTCTCTTTCCGATTCCGTGGTTTTGGTGGATTTGACAACCCACTTCTTATTCTCGTCATATGCCATGGATTTATTTATGTGGACAACATCTCCGTCAATGTCTGAAATCTCTAAGGCACAGATTTCTCCACGGCGCATACCATAGCAGGCTAATATTATTGGAATATAAAACTCGGTTCCTTCTACTTCCTTTAGGATAGCTTTAATATCCTTGTCAGACGGTATATAAGGCTCTATTTTGCGCTTTTGGGGCAAAGTAGTATAAATCTTCATGTTTGGTTTAAAAGTGCCTAGAATCGCCGATATGAAGCCATGATAGTTACGCACAGTCTTGGGGTTTTTACATTTGGATAATTCATTAATCTGCTTATTGATTTCAATTTGTGTTATATCATCTATCTTCATTTCGGTAAACCAAGATGAAAGTCTGGAGCAAGTGCTGCTGTATTCTCTAACAGTATTGGGAGACAGCACATTTCGTTTCATGTCAATGTATCTTTTAGCAGCTTCTGCAAAGGTAATACCTATCTTTTGTGAATTTTCTTCCATTTCCTCTGACAGAGCCTGAAGGATTTCTTTTTGTGTAGGTTTGTGGTCAAAAGTTTTCCTATATCGCTTTCCTTTTTCCATTACGGTTGCTCTATAGGACCCAGACGGCAGTTTTTCAATATGCATAGTATCATCCTCCTTTAAAAATGGGTATAAAAATACCCGGTAGCTTGATTTTTTACCGGGAGAATGATACAATACACTTGGAATAGGTGATTATATCGGGGTTCCCGGTATGGTTCCATGAAAAGCGGTTCTTGTTGGCGCAGGAACTGCTTTTATATTAATAGTATAAATGCAATTTAATATCATTTGACAATAGAATAAACGAAAGGGATAAAATTATATGAAAAAAGTTTATAATTGTATATTATATGTCTCCTGTTTCATGGCACTATTGTCTTGTTACTGCAAAATTTTAATATCTCAATTTAGCATATTATATAAATCCGATGTAGAAATAATCATTTCCTTTTTGTGTGGGATTTTGTTGATAAGTATTATGTTGTTTCTTCTTCATTATCTGTTTCAAAAGATTCAGAAATAGTAGCAATATCTGTTTCCTCAACCGTACTGAGGGGAACAATTTGCATGGAAGAGCTGCACTCTGACAATAATTCCAGCGGTGTTACTAATGCTTCCAAATCAGACAAATTTACTCCAGCTTCTTTCATCTTTTTTTGTAATTCTAATGCTTTGGTATAATTTTCTAATTTTATTCCAACAAGTTCAGCTGCTTTTTGGTCTTTATCTGACTTGATAGAGATAAAATCTTTTATTATTTTTGATATACCGGGAAGCTCTACTGTTAAAAATTTCCCCCCACCTATGATTACGGCTACAGCAACAAACCAAAGATAATTAGATGAAAGCCATGTCATAGCGTCCTTTATAGTGAAAACAATATCACCAATAGAGTGAACGCTTGCCTGTGTAGATACATCATGCTCATCAATTCCGTTCGATGAAAGAATAGTATTTATACTGTATAAAAAACCAGAAAATTCTCTAGAGGTAATGGGGTCTGGTTTACTTACATGAAATACAAGTCGAGCATTGTTTTTAAAGGTATAGCAGTTAAATATATGGTCAAGAATGATTGTACCATATTCATCGAGATTACTTATACCGTGATAAGACGATATTGCCTTAAACAAGTGATAATTTATGATTTCACTTTTTACAGTGCGAATAGGCGTTATATGTCTACGTTTTCTGTATGGACAGGAAATCTCATCAATTTGGACTTCGCGTTCTTCTATACGACCAATTATATTTGTTTCTAATTCGTATGTTTTCGATGACTCTTCGTAGTATTCACCTGCATAAGCAAATGTAATATAACGACTTCCTTCGCTTGGAATTACTAAGATGTCACCAGCTTTAATTTCATTGATAAAACTCTTGCACTTGTTTACTACAAGAGTAGGTCTCTTTATTTCCTTGTAATAAAGCAAAATTTTGTCATTTAAAATTTCTGCTTGTTCAAAATTGGTTTCAGCAGTAATGATGTTCCAAGCTAGCGCGACATAATTCTTGGTTATAAATTCATGATAAAAATAGCCTTTTTTAGTTCTAATCATCCAAAAACGAGTACATTCAGGTATTGGTTTTACCTCAAAGTTGAGGAATGAATCAATTAATTCCGATATAGCTTTGTCATTTGCTTCCATAGTTTTTCCTCTTTTCATCAATAAAGTATTTTATATCAATTCCAGCACAACAAGCGTTGGCTCGAAATAGATAACATAATTATCAAGACGTGTAAATACACCATATTTATTCTTGTAATGCTGTAGAGCTTCCGCAAGGAATTCTTCTGTAATATCAAGATAGTCCGCTATTTCATATTGTGTGTGGCACCCTCTTTGATAAGCGTTGACAATACCGCTAAGCCCAATCAGTTTATTTTACACCAAGTTTCTGCATCAAAGCATCTTGCAATACCTGTGAAAAATTAACACCGAGAGCAGTTGCTTCTTCATTAAGCCATTCCGGTATGGTGAGAGTTTTCTTTATTGCCTTGGAATTAGTGCGCTTCTTATATGCAAGCATATCAAACTCAATAACGACACAGAATTCATCAGCAGAAACAGAGAGCTTGTAGGGTTCAGAAGGAGTAGGGATTTCTTGTTTTTCTTCTTCACGACTGGTAATGGCAAGCCCCAAAGCGTCAACAGCCATTTCATAAGACTGCTGCATATCATCACCCTGTGTCATACATTCGGGAATATCTGGAAAAGTAACCCAGAAGCCGCCTTCTGCTGCTTTGTGAAAAATTGCCGGATAAAATAATTTGTTCATAGTGTACCTCCATATTTTGGACGGCTGGGTTACTTTAACCCAGCCTGTTTCAATATTGCTTGTTCCATTCCTTTTTTCAAGTCTTTGGAGTGATAAGGAACAATTACCGTTTTCCTTGTTTCGGGATTTCTCAGTTTTATATGAGAGCCATTTTGACCGGCTATCTCAAAACCATTTTTCTTAAGGAATTTAATCATTTCCTGAGAAGTCATTGGCATCTTTTGTATCTCCTTTCCTTATCTAAGAATATTGTAACACGTATAAACACGTATGTCAACAGCAAACACATAAAAGCACATATTTATTTTCTGCTGGATTTTACAAATGCATCAAATTCTCTGATTTTTTTCTAATTCTTTCGCTTTCTCCTTTTTTAGCTTTTTTAAAACGGCGTGGTAGTTTAATCATGTCCTATGTGCATCAAATTCAACTTTATTCGCATTTTCCTTGTCAAAGTCATTATCCTTAATGTGCTGTAAAGCATGACAGTAAGACTTTAACCGACTTTCTTGATTTAATCTTGCATTCAGAAATATTGTGTAAGAATCATCGTCATTTTTCACCAAGTGTTCTGAAATCTTAGTATTCATATCTAAAAATTGTACATTAATATCTTCCATGGCGAATCATCTTTTTTAGCTTAAGCATATGTTTACGATTTTGTTGATGTCAACAAAATCGTCTGAAATATCATTTTCGCATTGGTATCACTGGGGCAATTTTTGTGAAAATGGAAATAAATGTATTGCAATTCTATTTGATGTGACATATAATATACTTAACAAGGGAGCCAAAAGCTAGATGAAGCCTAGCCGCCGGTAAAGATAATTTGTTACAAAAAGTAGCGCCTTAGTTTACCAGACCGAGGGCGCTACTTTTTACGTCTGATGTTAAAAACAAGAGTAATAACAGCGTAAAACATAATCACAAATGTGAATATATCACTATATGTAACCATTGGCATCAGCTCCCTTCAAAGTATCCAGCAGCCGACATATCGCCCCTTCGGTTCCCTTAGTGAGTATATTATATTGTCAAGGTTCCAGCCTAAACGAAAGCAAGCGTGGCTAATTGAAAGGCAATTCTTCGTCGATGCCATCAGGGATGTTCATAAATGCGTCAGGTTGTTTATTGAAGTTATTATAATTCCATGCTTGTAATAAATCACCCATAAAAAATGAACTTTGACGTCCGCATATTGGACAAAATCGTGCATTAGAAGGAAGGACATCCATGTTAGAACAGTCCTCATTATAACATTTATTTATCAAATTATGACCACAGATTTGACAGTAATCACCGATAATGTTAGTTTCCTCATTATGACAATTTGGACACTCTTTTAGTTTCCCGTTTTCGTGTGTTGGTAATAATGGATATTTCATTGTACCATTCCCCCATTCTAATGTATTCTTTTCTCCACATACAGGACAATATTTTCCGTATCGTTGAACCAAACCTGCGTCGCAGTTTTTGCACTTCCTCTTGTAAATAAATTTGTAATATAAGTGAAAGATTCGGTTATCATATTCATCGTTTGCATCAACGTGAGATTTCCATTCTTCAAATTCATGATAGCGCAGGTTGGATGCTTTGTCGGATATCTTACATATATCTTTAAGCTGTTTTTGTGTTTTAACATTGAATCCCCATAAAACAACATGTGGAACAAGTATTAACTGTGCAAAATAATTTGCTTCAAGTTCTGCCAATTTATAATTCTTGTCATCAATATTATCTAAAAAAATGTCGTTTCTCAGAAGTTTTTCTTTGGAACACAATTCATGATGTTTTAAAAGTACATGACCTAGTTCATGAGCCAGATTCCAACGCACACGATTAGAGGACATAATATTTATATCTATATCATTATAATAGATACAGTATTTATCTCTTAAATGGCTGTAAACAACATATGAATCTTGTGTTTCTGCACTGATTATAAGCTCTTTATATGTTATCCCTCTTTTTTTAACCTGACTGCTATAAGTTATTAATTTAATATTAGGATATGAACGAATGATAGTTCCTATCTTTACAGGCAAAGAGATTTGATTTCCATGCAATAATGCGGAGTAGACAATGTCTTTAATTTCATTTCTTCTTTTACTCAATATCTCCAGAGTCATCTTCCTCCCAGTTGTAATCGTCAAAATTAGCTTTGAGAATATTCATTAGTTTGTTTTTTTCCTTGTCAGACATTTTACTGCGTTCTCGCTGAATAATTGCCAAATCTAAATCTTGTTGTTGGTCAAAATCAAGAGCAGCTTTTATAGAAGAATTATCTTCATCCCAGCCCATTATGATAGCCGGGGATATATCAAGGGCTTTGGCAAGTTTTACAATTTTATCCCTTTTCATGTTGGCAATATCCCCACTTTCCCAACGAGAAATAGTCGCAGCAGACACGCCTACTAAACGTCCAACGTCGTCGAGTGTAAGTTGCTTTTCTATTCTTCTTTTTTTTAAAATATCTTTTATATCCATAAACGTATACCTCTTTTTGGTTTGTGTCTTAATTATAGGGTTGTTATTGCAAAAATGCAATACGAGAATGCAAAAAAAATAAAAAAATTGCAAAAACGTATTGCAATTACGTAAAACGTGTGGTATATTCAATTTACGGAAACGCAATATATGAAGAAAGGAGTAAGGCGAAGTTGTTTAACAAGTTAAAATTTAAGGCAGCAGTAATTGAAAGTGGAAAAACAATCGCAGATGTCGCAGAATACCTTAAAATCAATGAGTCTACGTTATATCGGAAAATTAATGGTGCGAGCGAATTTAGTAGAGATGAGATACAAAATATCTGTAATTTTCTTAAATTGGATTCTCCACTGGAAATTTTTTTTGCGAATGAATTTACGTAAACGCAAAAAGCGACTAACTGCGAAAACTCATAACCGTTTCAGAACAGGAGGTTTTATGAACGATTTAATCAAAATTAATTATGGAGGCGAACAGCCAACTGTATCTGCAAGAGAATTGCACAAAATGTTGAATGTTGAGAAAAGATTTAGTGCTTGGTTTGAAGTTAATAGCTAAGGGTTTTGAGAAGGAGAAGATTTCACCAGCGTACTTAAAAGTACGGAGGTTCGAAACAATGGTGAAATACAGATAAGGGAACTTCAAGATTATGAAGTATCTGTTGACATGGCAAAGCATATTTGTCTTATGAGTAGAACGGATAAAGGTAAGGAATGCCACCAGTACCTTATCGACTTAGAAAAAGCGTGGAACACACCGGAACAGGTCATGGCAAGGGCGCTAAAGATTGCACAGTAGACAGTTGACAGCTTAAAAGACTGTTGTACATTCCTTGGCGGACAAGTAGTGGAGCAGCAGAAGGTAAGCGAAGAACTTCAGCCAAAAGCATCTTATTATGACATGATTTTGCAGTGTAAAGATTTGATTGCTACCACAGTCATTGCAAAAGATTATGGAATGTCAGTTAAGAAATTTAACGTGATGCTTCATGATATGGGTATTCAATTCAAGCAGGGCAACACATGGGTACTTTGCGCAAAATACCAAGGTAACGGCTACCTCAAAGTGAAAACTCAAAACTTTGCGGATTCAGATGGTGTACAGCACTCAAAGGAGCACTCCTACTGGACGCAGAAGGGGAGATTATTTTTATATGACTTGCTTAAGCAGGAGGGAATTCTTACGGTTATGGAAAGAGAACAGGTGGCGTGATTATCTTTTTCAGTCAGATGAATAAAGGAATTCAGACACATGTAAAAAAGGAAGATAAATGTGAAAAAGCCAGTTGTATTGGATATGGAAAAAAAGAATTGCAGTTTAAGAGCTGCTGAAAAAACAGCAGTATCAATTACATTGATTATCTGTGTTACACTGGTTGTTCTTGAAAACGACAAAAGGGCAAGTAAGTATTTGATAAATAAGGGGAAGTTTATTGACTTCTTGAATGGTAAAATGACGGAACAAAAAAATGCCCTTTGATAGCGGCAACTATCCAAGGGCAACGTATAGCCGGAATTGCACAAAACCATTTATATAGTAGCACAAGTCCGGCAGAAAGGGCAAGTATGAGATTAGAAATTTTAAATGGGGAACTCGGAATAGCAGTTATAGACAAAGTGAAAGATTTAGGACATATCCAAATTGAGATGATTAAAAAACAGATGCAAAAAGGTGCAAATCTGAATGATTTAGCATTTTTCTACATTCCGGATAGAGATTGGATAGTAATAAATAAAAGCCATAAGTTGTACAGGGTTTATATGGAAATTATACCTATTTATCTTGAGTTATCAGAAGAGAGCCGTAAGAAATGTGTGGAAAAAGCCCCGACAGAAACAATAAAAATGGCATACACGATTCTTGATAGTGTAATCAGGAATAGAGCTTTGATATATGGAAAGGTAGGTACAGTGGTATGAGTGATAATAAAGAAATCCTTACAAAGTTAATAAATATGACTGGTTGTATTGATGGGGACATTGTTTTTATGCCGATGCTTAGCAAGTGCAAAGGAATAATGACTACTGAAAAGGTTGAGTATTCTCCTAAAGAGATGGAATCGCTAATGCATATTGCCGAAAGTGAAGGAATAAAAGTGCGTTTTGTACCTTTTCAAGCTTATAATGGCAGATTAAAACAAGTCAAAGAAGAGGTACGTATCGGAATTAGAATGGACATGAATTTAGATGAGTATATTTATACGCTTGCACATGAACTTGCGCATTATTTCCTGCATTATGACAAGGGAGATACAATCAGAAGTGAAAAACATGCGGAATATGAAGAGCAGGCAGACAGAGCAGCCAAGATGCTTTTAACTGCATTGTCAATAAATTAAGGGAAATGCCAATGGAATTTTGAAAGGAGAATGGCACAAATTCTCAGAGTACCTTTGGTGCAATGGGTGTATTCATGATATGAAAGAATTCAGAAAGCGGGAGGAATCGGTTTAATAGCAGAAATGGAGTATTGTGGAAGCCTATACGAATTTTGAAGAAAGGAAAAATAAATAGATGAATGGGTGGATAAAATTGTATCGAAAGATAATGGAAAATCCAATCGTCACAAAAGATGCCGACTATTTGGCTATATGGGTGTATCTGCTTCTAAATGCAACGCATGACAGTTATCCTGTTTTATTTAAAGGAGAGAAAATAACATTAGAATCAGGGCAATTACTTACTGGAAGAAAAACAATAGCAAATAGGCTCTCTATTAGTGAAAGCAAGGTTACTAGAGTGTTAAAAATTTTTGAAGATGAACACCAAATAGAGCAACAGACAAGTAATAAAAACCGCTTAATTACAATAGTTAATTGGGAATTTTATCAAGGCGGCGAACATCAAAATAGAAAACAGATAGACGATTTAACAACAATTGAACAGCAAATGGACAACAATCGAACAGCAACTGAACAACAACTGAACAACAACCGAACAACAACTGAACACAAACAAGAAGATAAAGAATGTAAAGAATATGAAGAAGGTAAAGAATGTAAGAATAAAAAGAGTAGTAAAGGGGAATCTGTGCGACAGATTTTTGACAGGCTTATTTTGGACTATTCAATATCTCATCCCCTTGTTGAAAAAATGAAAGAGTGGATTGCTTACAAGATTGAGCGTAAGGAATCATATAAGGAGCAAGGGATGAAAGCGTTGCTTAGGAGAGTGGAGAAGGAAGAGCAAAGTAACGGAGCTGACATAGTTATCAATCTCATAGACGAATGCATGGGTAATGGCTGGAAGGGAATTATTTGGGACCGTTTAAGCAATATGCAGAAGAATGGCAGCAAACGGCAGGTAAACAATTCGGATTATTCGAGGGATGAACAATTTAATAGTCTTATGGAGCAGATAAGGAGAGATAAAGAATATGACGGTTAAAGACGCAAGAAAATTTATAGCTGTGTTAATGGTTGCATATCCAAACTACAAACCGATTGATACGGAATTGGCGGCTATAACTTGGGCGAGCATTACAGAGGAATATACATACCAGCAAGTTAATGCGGCACTGAATATGTACATGAAAACCGATACAAGCGGATTCGCACCAGCTCCCGGGCAGTTGATTGACAAGGTATATTCAATCACGAACCCCGAGCAGTTAAACGAAATGGAGGCGTGGGCGTTGGTGGCAAAGGCTTTACGGAATGGCTGCTATCATTCTTTGGAGGAATATGGCAAACTTCCTCCGGCAGTGCAAAAAGCGGTTGGTACTCACGAACAATTAAGGAATTGGGCTTTAGACGAAAATTTCAGTGAAGAAATGGCAAAATCAGGTTTCATGAGGTCATATCGGGTGGAGGTTAAGCGGGAACAGGAACTTGCGAAAATGCCAAAAGATATTCGTAAATTGATTGAAAGTGTCAATCAGAACTCTTACAAGGCTCAAATCGAGAATAAAAGACAGTCAGCGAAATTCTCGAATGAGCGGGAGGAAAGCGAAATGAGGGCATTGGAGGACAAGCATGAAGGTGTTTCAATGCCTGACAGGCTAAAAGAATCTTACGCAAAGTTATTTAATGAGGAATGAGGTGATGATATGTAGGAGTTGTATAGCAATAATGCAGATTTTAAACGCTATGTAGACTACTACTGCAAAAATTACAGTGAGGGTTGAAGAGGCTTTTAAACATGAATTAATTAAGCAGGTAGCAGAAGAATACAGAAAGGAGAACCATGGATTATCTGAAAGTAACGGATTATAAGGGAATCAGGGTTTTAACCACGCAGCAGATAGCAGAAGCATATGAAACAACAACTGATACCATTACCAAAAATTTTAACCGCAACAAGAAAGATATATTAGAGGAAAACACTTTATCAGTTTGGAAGGTGAAGAAAAGAATGATTTTGTCAACCGAGGACAATTTGACCGAGGTTTGAAAAATGCAAAAATATTTACATTTGGACTAAGAAGGGCGCCTTCCTCCATACAAAATCTCTCAATACAGATACTGCATGGGAAGTTTATGACAGATTGGTTGATAACTACTTTGATAAACAAACTAAGCCAAAGTCAGCAATAGAGCAACTTCAATTACAAAGCCAGGCAATCCTTGAAGGAAATGAGAAGATTGATACCGTAAAGCAGGAGTTAGACGAATTTAAACAGGATATGCCCCTCTTAGCGGTGGAATGTGAAAGAATCACCACGGCAGTACATAAGCGCGGTGTTGACGCTTTGGGTGGCAAAAACAGCAATGCCTATAAGGATTCCTCCCTTCGTGGGAAAGTATATCAGGATATTCACAGGGAACTGAAACGTCAGTTTGGAGTATCTACCTACAAAGCCATTAAACGTAATCAGTGTGACCTTGCTGTGTCCGTTGTAGAGGAGTACGAGCTGCCACTGGTGCTACAGGAGCAAGTTAGGGATTGTAACGCACAGGTAAATATGGAGGTGGCATAATATGTACGAGGTAATTAACGAGCAGTTAGGAATCAAAGCGTGTGGACTTGCAGATTTGACGGCAGAGCAGCTGAATGCTTTTTTCAGTCAGTGGGAAAAGGGGGCGAAGATTGGAACGCTTACATTATTCTACGATGGCGATACCGGGGATATTGTTCTGAACAAGGATAATAAGCTGTATCAGTCTTATTTGAAATTAGCAGAATCCTATTTAGATTCTTCCAATGAGGTTCGTAAGCAGATAAGAGAAACTTGCCCGATACAGGGAGTGGAAGATACATTAAATACGTTGGAAAGCTGCTTAAAATACCGTGTGGCAACAAAAGAAATGTTCAGGGCAGATAAAAATGATATTTTAAGTGATACCTCATATAGGGTTTTATATCATATCAGAAAAAAGTATGACAGCATAGGAGCAGTATACACGGCATTTAAATATGGAGTTATGCAGGGAAAACGCATGGAAAGAGCAAAAAAGAAAAGACAATCCGTAAACGCCTAGCAAGCAGGGATTGTCTTAAACACAAGGAGTACCTTGTAAAAACATTATAAGGTACTCCAGAACTAAAAGCAAGGAGAAAAATATATGAATGAGATTATTAAGATTAACTATGAGACAGAGCAGCCGACAGTATCAGCAAGAGATTTACATGAAGCATTGGAAGTAAAAGAAAGATTTAGCGTATGGACGGACAGGCTTTTAAATTACTTTGGAAGTGATGAGATGACCAGCGTAGGTATACCTACGGAGGTTCAAAACAACGGTGGTGTGCAGATTAGGGAACTTACAGATTACATTGTTTCCATTGACACAGCTAAGCACATCTGCCTTATGAGCCGAACGGAGAAAGGTAAACAGTGCCGCCAATACCTAATTGACTTAGAAAAGGCATGGAATACTCCTGAGCTTGTCATGGCAAGGGGGCTCAAAGCAGCACAGGCAATGATTGAGCAAAAAGATACTGTTATCAAAGAACAAAAGCAGATTATTGAGAAACAGAGACCGAAGGTAATATTTGCAGATGCGGTATCGACTAGCCATACATCTATTCTTATTGGTGATTTGGCAAAGTTGATTAGACAGAACGGTGTTGAAATCGGTCAGAAGCGACTATTTGCTTGGATGCGTGAAAATGGTTATCTGATTAAACGTAAAGGTGAGGATTGGAATATGCCTACACAGAGGGCAATGGAAATGAAACTGCTTGAGGTAAAAGAGAGTACCGTCAATAACCCGGACGGCTCTGTGAGAATAAATAAGACAACAAAAGTAACTGGAAAGGGGCAACAGTATTTTATTAATAAGTTTTTGGGAGTAGAACAGACTGGACAGCTTAAGTTTGTATGAAAAGCGCTGTCGTATTTCAGACAGCGCAAGTTCATTAGCGAGCTTTAATTTTAACAAAAAATCCAATGATTCCAAGGATTGTGAATGGAAGCAGGGGATATGTAAATAACACTTCAGCCAAAAGCGTTAAAGCCCAAAAAACTCCTTGGAAAAAGCTATAAATTATCTCCCCTGTACTAATGAAGTTAGATATCATGCAAACACCTCCTTTCTTAAGAGTTTTTTGATTTTATGGTATCACAGATAAAGTCCAATAAAACTACCTTAAAGACATATAGGGAGGTAATAATAAAATAACTATATCCGAGGAAGCGTTGAAAAGATTGGAGGTTGTGGAATGACGGAGAATGAAGCAAGGATAATAATCGAAGGCTATTTTGGAGATGACGAGATAATAAATGAAGCAATTGAGCTTGCAGGAAGAGCCCTTGAAGAAATCCAGCAGTACCGGGCATTGGGAACGGTGGAAGAATTAAAATCAAAAATTGAGGAATTGAAACGGTGGCATACTGACCACATAGTCAAGGAAATCAAAAATGAATTTGCCAACACTTCAACTTTAATCTGCCATAACTGCGACCATAAGGACGAATACATCATGGAATTAGAGGTGGAAGTGGAAGAGCTGCGGGAAGCAAGGGAAAAGCAGAGGGCGAAGAAACCATTTATTCAAAAAACAGACGAAAAGACACTATACAAATGCCCTTGCTGTAAAAAGATTTTTGTAGAAGCATACGAAAATTCTCAAAGAGGTTATATACCAAAATATTGTGAAATGTGTGGTCAGCCAATAGATTTTTAGATTGGAGTGAATAAGAATGAAAAAGCTTAAAGCCATACTGGAGGCGATTATTAATTGATATGGCGGCACGAGTAATCCGTAGCCGCCATGTATAATAAAAGTACCCTTTTACAGAATGTATAATATTATACCGTGCCGTTATAGTAAAGCTAAATACATCGCGGAATAATGACAAAATGCGAGTAAAGCAACAAAACTTTATTACCATTGTACTTTGATAATTGAATATTGGCGATTGGTGTAGTATAATTACTACATTATTATATGGAGGAAAGTCTATGGCGGATTTATTAGAGTGTGCGAAAGTTGCTTATGTAAAAGCTTGTGAGGATTTTAATGCGGTAGGAAAGAAATTCAATGATAGACATATCAAAGTACAAGAGAATGGCATTATTCAATATCAATCAGAAGAAGCAGTTGAACCATTTATATGTATTGGAAATGTTATTCATAAGGCTGTTGAAGTGTACGTGCGATTAGACCAACGGAAAATGAAAATGGATGAACAAAGATTTATGTCTGGTGTTATGCATGTAGATAACATATTAAAACATGAAAAAGACACAAAAGTAGAATTATGGGATTTTGTAAGAACACAACCTAAATTTTCAATATCTGAGAAAAATGGGACATTAAGTACAAATGTGCAGATGGGGTTCTTTTTTATGGATATTTCATTTATACCAGTTGACTCACAAAATCAGAAAAAAAGAGATAATTATAACGCATATATAAAAGGAAAAGACGTTGTTGATGTTGTAAATAATATAACATTTATATTAAAACAATATTCTTAAATATTTACCAACCGTCAATATTCGATGGTTGGTATTTTATTTGACACATTAGCTAATAAAGGTTATATTATTATTAATAGCATATATATTAGAGCCAAGAGCCGATAACAGAGTAATCTGTTGCTGGCTCTTTTTGTTTTTTAGACAAAATTGGAGAAAGTATGAATTTAAACGGTAAGGTTAAAAAATTGCAAACTGCAATTATAAAAACTGGTCTTGTTATTAAGATAAACAGTAACCAGTTCTATTCTGCTGACCAAAAAAGAATGATTACATCTTATCGTGTATGTACCCCGGTAACATATTTTTCGGAAAAATACAATGAATGGAAAACCACAGACTATGAGATAATTAAGACTTGTTCAGTTCCAGATATTGTAATATGTCTTGCTGATATATATAAGGTGGTGAGTCGCGCATGAAGTTGACACCAAAGCAGAAAGCTTTTGCTGATTATTACATAGAGACAGGCAATGGTACGGAAGCAGCGAGGAGGGCAGGGTATAGTGTAAAGACTGCTAAACAAATAGCCACAGAAAACCTTGCCAAGCCTTACATTGCCGAATATATAGCTGAACGCCAAAAACAAGTAGAGGCTACCCGGCTAATATCACTTGAGGATATACAGGCGTTCCGGGTTCGCGTTATGCGAGGTGAGGAAAAAGATGCATTTGGTCTTGACGCAGACCTCAACGTCCGAATGAAAGCTGCCGCAGACCTTGAAAAGTCGCTAAAAATAAAGGAGGAGCAGGAAGCCAAACAGAGGGCAGCGGAAGAGGCACTCAGGGCGCGTACATATCATATGGACCTTGATATGATACCTGATTCTTTTTATCCGATTATACGGGATATACGCAACCGCAAGCATATGGAATATGTTTTAAAGGGTGGGAGAGGTTCTACCAAGTCCTCTACAGTGGCTATGACCATAGTAGAGCTTATGCGTAATAACCATGATATTCACGCGGTTGTGTGCCGTAAGGTAGGCAACACAATTAAGGATTCTGTGTATAGCAAAATTATATGGGCTATCGGTAAGCAGGAATTTACCGAGGAGTTTGACGCAAAAAAATCCCCCATGGAAATTACACTTAAAGCTACAGGGCAAAAGATATACTTCCGAGGGGCAGACGACCCGGACAAAATCAAATCTATATCCCCGGAATTTGGCTATATCGGCATACTGTGGTTTGAGGAGTTAGACCAATTTTCAGGTCAAGAGGAAATTCGTAAGATAGAGCAATCCGCTATACGAGGCGGTGCTCTTGCATGGATTTTTAAATCATTTAATCCACCAAAGACCGCAAATAACTGGGCAAATGAGTATGTACAGGAACCTAAAGATAACAGGCTGGTACATAGTTCCACATACTTAGACGTACCGGAAGAATGGCTAGGGAAGCCGTTTATTGACGAAGCAGAACACCTAAAGGAGGTAAACCCAGAAGCTTATGAGCACGAATATGGGGGCATAGCTAATGGAAATGGCGGAATGGTGTTTGAATACCTTGAATTCAAGAAAATTACAGATGAAGAAATACAATCATTCGACAAGATATATCAGGGTGTTGACTGGGGTTGGTTTCCGGACCCTTACGCATTTATCCGGGCATACTATGACGCAGCTCATGAGACCATTTATCTGATTGACGAGCATTGTGTAAATAAGCAAGCCAATACCACAACTGGGCAGTGGGTAATTGATAAGGGTTACACTGATTATATAATTACCTGTGACAGCGCAGAGAAAAAATCGGTTGCAGATTACAGGGATATAGGTATTCCAGCGCGGGCAGCAGTCAAAGGACCCGGTAGCGTGGAGTATGGTATGAAATGGTTGCAGAATAAGAAGATTGTAATAGACATGGAGAGGACACCTAATGCAGGAAAAGAGCTTAAGGAGTATGAGTATGAGAGGGATAAAGAAGGTAATGTTATTTCGGGTTATCCTGATAAAAATAATCATACTATAGACGCCTTAAGGTATGCATTTGAGACATTTTACAGTCGGAGAGGTAATAACGCATGAGTATATTTAAAGAGATAAAAAGGTGGTGGGAATCATTGTTTCAACGGGAAGCGCAGGATTGTTTTAAGGCAAACACAATTACATCAACGGTTATGCAAAAGGAGCAAAGTACTTGGTACAATATTTATACAGGTAAGCCTCCGTGGCAATGCCGAGAAGAGGGAAGGGAAGTGGAGACGATTAATTTTGCGAAAAAGCTGTGCAACGAGACGGCACGGCTGATAACCCTTGCCCTTGGCATTACTGTGGAGGGCTCCGCAAGGGCGGAATGGCTGCAAAAGCAGATTAATAAGTACATAGCCCGATTAAAATTTGATAAATGTGAATATGCCTGTGCATTTGGCTTTATTGTGATTAAGCCAAACGGACAAAGCCTTGATTATGTACTGCCTAATAATTTTGTTCCTGTGGGGTGTGATGATGATGGGAATATTAATGCAGGGATATTTGTAGACAGGCAGAAGCAGGGGGAAAAGTTTTACACAAGATTAGAGTATCACAGGTTTGATATACAGGTGCCAGCGGTAGAGCAGATATACATTATCACAAACAAAGTATATGTAAGTGATAATGACAGGACAATCGGAAAAGAGATAGATATTAATAAAAGTCCATGGAATGGTTTATTGGAGGAGGCATATGTATCAGGACTTGACCGTCCTTTATTTGCAGTATTCGGTATGCCTATAGCTAACCATATCGACATTGACAGCAATATACCTGTATCATTCTTTTCTAACGCCATTACAGAGCTTAAAAGGCTGGACATTGCTTCCCAGCGCATGGCAGACGAGATAGATGATAGTAAAAAGATTGTGATTATGGGAGATTCACTGACTGCCGGGAGTGGAGAAAAAATAAATAAAAAGGTGGGTGAACTATTAGACCGGCAGGGGAATCCTCTACCGAGGTATATCAGGGCTATTCCGGGAAATACAGAGGGCGATGATTACCACGAAATAAATCCTCAGCTCAACACAGAACAACGTATGGCGGGAATTAATCACTATTTGGACAGCGTAGGGGTTAAATGCGGATATTCTACAGGACAGTTTGTCATGAATGGCAGGACAGGTCAGGTTACAGCGACACAGGTAGAGGCTGATGATAGGGAGACCATACAGACAATTAAAAATATCCGCGACAGTCTGCAAAATGCAACTGACAACGTGCTTTATGTCTTGGATAAATGGGCAGATTTATACGACCTTACTCCTGTAGGTGTATATCGGGTTAGTTATGATTTTGGAGATATAACCTATAATGAGGACGAGGACAGGGCGCGTAACTGGCAATATGTACAGGCAGGGAAATATCCTTTTTGGCGTTATTTGGTGCGGTTTGAGGGATATTCAGAGGAAGAAGCAAAAGAAATTGTTGCGGAAATGCAGGCAGAAAATAAGGAAAGTGGTTTATTTGATGAGGAATAATGCATGATAGACGCCGAACAGTTTAACCGTATAGAGGATTTGGTTACAAAATCTATTAATGACTTGCGGGAAAACATAATAGAGTTAATGGTAATGAGAATTATGGCGATAGATTATGATACGCTAATTGAATCTAACCGTCTGTTGGCGTATAAACTGCAATCCTCAGGAATGCTTCTTGATGATGTTATAAAAGAGGTTGCAAAGCGTACAGGAAAAAGCAGGGAAACTGTAAAAAAAATATTTGAGGACAGCTATGTACAGTCGGTCAAATACGATAACAGTATTTATAGCAAATATGGTATAGAGCCGTTGGCTTATACATTATCGCCCCAAATGCTGGAAACACTAAATGAAGCAATGAGGCAGACCAATGGGGAACTCAAGAATATAACCCGAACGCTGGCTAACAGTACACAGAATGTTTATACAAATCTGCTGGACGAGGCTTACATGAAAGTGAGGTCAGGGGCTTTTAGCTATGAGCAGGCAATAACAGAGGCTATCACAGCAGCAGGAAGTGAATGCGCATACATACATTATCCATCAGGGCATAAGGACAGGATAGAAGTGGCAACGAGAAGAGCGGTCCTGTGTGGGGTCAATCAGTCGAGTATCAGGTCAGCGGTGGAGAGGTGCAGGGAACGCGGGTGGAACCATATGTGCGTTTCTTCCCACTTGGGAGCGCGTACCTATCAAGAGGGGAAGCCGTTTTATGCAGACCACAGCGCATGGCAGGGAAAGGTCTATTGGCTGGACAAGCCGGACGGCGTGCATGAATCTTTTATAGAGGTATGCGGCTGGGGGCATGGTGACGGTATTGGCGGCTGGGGGTGTAGGCATTCCGCTTTTGCATGGACAGAAGGCATGGGAAATCCCTTTGAGCAGTACGACCCGGAGGAGAACAGGGAGCGCTACGAGCTGGTAAGTAAGCAGCGAGCAAAGGAACGGCGTATCAGAGATACTAAAATCCAACTGACCGGACTTAGAAAAGCCATGGAGCAGACTGACAATGAAGTGCTTAGAGATAAGCTTCAAGCGCAATATGATAAAAAAGCGCTGAAGCTTCAGGAGTATGACAAAGATTACAGTGATTTTTGCAAAGAAAATAAATTAAATCCTTATCAGGAACGCCTTAAAACCGCTGAATGGAGCGCCAAGGAGAGCCGCAGGGCTGTGGTGGCAGCGAATCGAGAAGCTAAAGTGAAATCATTGAATAAAGCTGTTGCAGAATCACCAGAGCATGGTACAATTAAGACAGCGAATGAGGAAAAGGTAATTGATGTGCATACAGTAGGGAAGATTGATAAGGACATATACAAGTGCATAACTGAAAAAATAAGAACTGATGAGGTTATTATCACAGATGAGAGAATAGGACATATTATAGAACGCAGGGGGAGTGAATTCTATGATAAATACCATTTAATTTTCGGCAATATTTTAAAAGACCCAGATTATATTTTTAAAGATAAACACGAAAATTCAGCTCTTGTATGTAAACGAATTGAAGAAGATAAGAAATATGTGAATATTGTTTTGCGCATTGCAGTTGAAACAGATAACCCAGAATATAAAAATTCAATTCTTACGGCAATAGGAGAGGGAGAACGCCGATTTTATCAAAGGTTAAAAAACAATGAACCACTTTACAAAAAGGAATAAAGGTGGTATTATGTGCATACAATAAAAGGTGCTTTACCCGGATAATTATATGAGGTGGTAAATTTCGTAGCGACCACACGCCGCTGGTACGACAGGGGAAACCCGAGAGATGCAGGAGAAGGCTACGCCTGCCATGTAATTATCCGGTTTAGCAATAAAACTTGTAGATTGTTTGAGGTGGAAGATTTCGTACCCGTCCACACGCCGCTGGCTTGACAGGGAAATCCCGAGAGATGCAGGAGAAGGCTACGCCTGCTAAACAATCTCTTGAATATTCTAATATTTTAGAAAACTACAGTGGAGCCCTTACTTTTAGTAGGGGCTTTATTTTGCAAATAATCGCAAAACGTGTGTTTGGAAAATTGCAAGAAAGCTGTTGCTAATACCATGATTGAGTGCTATAATATGTATGTGATATATTAGGTGGCAGCCATAATAAGGGTGACAGCGTATGCAACAATCTTATTGGGTTCCATGTCCAAGGTGCGGATATGCGCATTTTATTAAGCGGCATAAAAATACCGTGCTAGTTAATTTTCCAGCCTATTGTAAGGGTTGCAAAGCAGAAATAAATATAACAACTAAGAGCCGAGAGCCAAAATCTAAGTCAGTTAGCTGATTTGGGTATTGGCTCTTTTTTTGTATGGCAGAGTGGAGCAGTGGGAGCTCGTCAGGCTCATGCCCTGAAGGTCGTAGGTTCGAGTCCTACCTCTGCAATTTGCCTGTTATCAGGCACAGATAATCATTTCAAGCCTTGGTGAGTGGTTACGCACCTAAAATAACCTAATGGAGGGTAAAAGATGAAGACAGAAGATTTAAAAGAGCAGGGTCTTACAGACGAACAGATTAAGTTTGTAATGGCGGAAAATGGCAAGGACATCAAGAAATTGCAGAAGGAAAACGAGACACTTACAACTGACCGTGATAACTGGAAACAGCAGGCTGAAAATGCAAGCGAAACATTGAAATCCTTTGAGGGCATTGACCCCAAGGCAATACAGACGGAGCTTGATAATTGGAAGCAGAAGGCAGCTGACTTGGAAAAGGACTATGAGAAACAAATTTATGACCGTGATTTTTCCGATGCATTAAAGGCGGAATTGGAAGGTTATAAGTTTACCTCGGAAGCGGCTAAGAAGGCAATCACGGCAGAAATCAGAGAGGCAGGGCTAAAGCTTAAGGATGGAAAGATTTTGGGTCTGACAGATTTAGTTGCTCAGATTAAGGAAAAGGATTCCACTGCATTTGTTGATGAACAGCAACAGCAACTTGAAAACAACAAGGCACGTTTTACTCAGAAAATGAGCCAGCAGGGAAGCGGTGGAAAATATTCTATGTCTGAACTGATGAAAATGGCAAATGAAGGGGTAGACGTAAGCCAGTACATCAATCAGTAGGAGGTAAACAATGGCATTATTTGATGCAAAAAATTTTAATGGAGAGGTATTTGGCGCTTATGTAGATAATGTGCCAAACCTAAAAAGAAACGAACTGTTAAAGAGCAAGGCAGTTGTGGAGAAGCCGCAGTATGCGTCTTTATTAAAAGACCAAGTGGGCGGTAACTTTATTACAGTGCCTATTAAGGCACGTATTGGTGGTGCTGCCAACAATTATGACGGTAATACAGATATTACGGCAGAGAGCCGTAAAACATTTACGCAGGGGCGTGTCGTGGTAGGGCGTGCCAATGGCTGGGTGGAAAAGGATTTCTCCAGCGACATTACAGGGGAAGATTTTCTTCCGGCTACACAGGAAATTGCAGAGTATTGGGATGATGTAGACCAAGCCACTCTTATTGCTACGTTAAAAGGTATCTTTGCAATGACGGGGGCAAAAAATCTTGAGTTTGTCAACGGACATACTCTTGATATTAAGGACACCGCCGACAATATGTTTAACGAGACTACCTTAAACAACGGAATTCAGAAGGCTTTGGGCGACAATAAGGGAAAATTCAGCTTAGCGGTTATGCATTCTCAGGTGGCAACCAACATTGAAAATAAAAAGTTGATTTCCCATTTGAAGTACACTGACAAGGACGGCGTGGAGAGAGACCTTACCCTGTATTCTCTTAATGGTCGTGCCGTGCTGGTAGATGATGATATGCCTACAGCGGAAATTGAGGCACATTACATTAAGGCAGCGGCTACAGATACCGGGGCGTTAAAGGTGGTTGAAGACAGTGCCACTCCCGCCGCAAATGAGATTAAGGCAGGAGATGTAAACCCTGTGGCAGAAGAATTCACTCCTGTAGCAGGTGATTATGTATTGCTGCTTCCTACAGGAACAGCATACACCACTTATGTTTTGGGGGAGGGTGCTATTGAATACACCAACTGCGGAGCAAAGAAGCCCTATTCCATGTCTGAGAATGAAGCTAAGAACGGCGGCGAGATTACTTTATGGAGCCGACAGAGAAAGATTTTTTCTCCTTATGGTATTTCCTTTAAGCAGCCTAATTTCATTTCTCCCACTGATGAGCAGCTTGCAGCCGGTTCTAACTGGGAGCTTGCAAACAGCAACGAGAATGGCACGAAGGAGTATTTCCCTCACAAGGCTATTCCCATTGCCCGCATTATCTCCAGAGGCTAAGGAGGCAGTAAATGTACGCAGACTACGAATACTACACAATAGAGTACGGCGGCGCAGTGTTTAAGTCTGCGTCTGCATTTACTCCTTATGAACGGAAAGCAGAGCGTAGGATTGACGTTGCCACAACGGACAAACTGATTTCTGCTTTTCCACAAGAGGAGAAAGCGGTACAAGCCGTAAAGGACTGTGTGTGCGAGTTGGCAGAATTTTTGTATGAAGTGGACATATACAGGCAGTCAACCATAACAAGCACAGGGGTATTAGAGCAGTCAGACGGCTCCGTCAGAGGAAAGGTTATAAAGTCTGTTTCTTCCGGCTCTGAGAGCATAAGCTACTCCACAGCAGGAGATACGCAAACGGTTGTATCAGAGGCGGCAAAGGACAGAAATGTGCTGGATTGTGAGGTTTATGCTATTATCCGCAACAGCCTTTCGGGAGTGGAGGATGAAAACGGCATAAATCTGCTGTATGCGGGAGCATATCCGGGAAGGCGGTGAATATGGGAATAGGTTATAGCGATTCTATTGTTGTATATAACCGGACTGTAGAGGGGGTAATGGAAACAGAAACCTATTACGGCACACGTTTTGACAACGTGCGTATAGAGCTGACACAGGGTAGCCGTATCGCAGCCACAGGGAATGAAAGCGCCGACGCCTGTATTGTTAAAATTCCAAAGGAACTTACGGGGGCATATCTGCCACCGGGGCAATGGGCGAAACTTTCAGCAGCAGAAAAACTCAAACATTTCACCTTGGACAAAGATAACAAGACCTTTTTTGCTATCACGAAGAAAGAGCTGCTTGGTATAGATGTGAAATTGCCAACAGGCAGTATAAATAGTGAGGAATATGCAGGAGGCTTGTATCAGTGTATCAGCAGTAAATGTGGGTATGCCTATATGCTTAACCATGTGGACGTATATGAGTTGATTCCCCGGTTGGAGATTGGAGGCAACTGATAGCAGTGGAAAATATCAAAAATATTCGCATTAATACAGATGGCTTGCGGATAGATATTAAAGCTGGCAGGCTGAATGCTAATCTCAAAGAGGCGGCTGACTTATTGGGTGAGCGGATTTTAATGGATTGTAACAAATTTATACCCAAAAGAGAGGGAGTTCTTAAAAATTCCGGTCATTTGGAGCCTGCGGGGGAAGTAGTATGGAATACACCTTATGCCCATTACCAGCATGAGGGCATTTTATATGTTGGTGAAACAACAGGCAGCGCATGGGCAAAAACAGGAGAACACAAGGTTCCGGCAGTCTCGCCTAAGCCCTTTAACTATTCCTCGCCGGGTACTGGAGCTCATTGGTTTGAAAAAGCAAATGAGCAGTACGGACAGGATTGGATAAAAATGGTGAAAGAGAGGGCAGGAAAATGAAAGATGAAAATATTTTGAATTCCATAGAGGAATCACAGATTAGAACCGCCATATTTCAATTTTTTGCGGCGTGTCCGTTTATACCGGAATCCGTGTCGAAAAAATATGGGGATATGGATAAGGACAGTATCGGAATGTTTTGCCAGCAGGGAAGCGGAAGATACCTTAAGCAGTATGTTTCGGGAACATATGAAGCACAATTTCCTTTTTTCTTGTGTTACAGAGCTCAGCCGACTTCTAATGGTACCCGTATCAATGCGGAGGAGCTGCTTGACAGTGTGGCACAATGGCTATGCGGCAATGCAGTATGTTACAGAGACAAAGATTATCAAATAGAAGCTTTTCCGCTGCTTACAGATAACCGCAGGATTGAGAAAATCGAGGCGGGCAATGTGTTTATGGCAGACAAAGCAGAGGATGGAACTATTGACTATCAGGTTTTGCTTAACCTGAAATATATAAAGAAAGGACATTAAACAATGGCAATTGACAGAACAAACATGGTCTCCCTGTTAGATATTGGCTCGTTGCTTGGTGGCAGCAATGTGAATATCGTGGAAATGGGAGACGGATTTACAGAGCTTAATGAGGAGTGGGGTCCTAATGTGGAAAGCACCCAGTACATCAACATGAAATCCAAATCCTCCACCGTATCAGGATATGAGTTTTCCATGAATCCCGAGAGGGAATATCTCAGTGACGAAATGCAGACAAGCATTGACAAAATGCTAAAGAAATTCCCTACTGGTAAAGAATGTGAGACTACATACTACAGGTTTTTAAAGACTGACAAGGTGGCAAGTGCAGAAGGAAAGTACAATGCAATCGCAGTGCCTGTTATTGTGGCACCCTCCAGTATCGGAGGCAATGGTGGCGGAACACTTACATCATCTATCCAGATTAACGGCAATGGTGATGTCAAGGAAGGTTTCATTACCATGAGTGAGAGCGGCTACGTTTGGAGTGAATCATAAAACAACAACGATAAAGGGGTGTCTGTATAGTACACCCCTTAAGATTAAGGAGGATATTTTTATGCAGAGCATAGGAAAGTTGAATTTTGATGATGGGATAAGAACAATTGAAGTAAACGATAAAGGGGAGTATATTTCCCTTTCCATAAATGATAACACTCTCGTAGAAAGATTTGCAGAGCTTTTGCATTGGTTTGAGGAGAGCCAAGCAAGAGTACATACATACGCAGAAAAATTTGAAAAAAAGTACGGATATGTCACGCGAGAAGATGATAACGGCGATACAGAAGTAAATACGGAAGCTGTATTGGAACTGTGTAGTTTTCAATCCGAAATCAGCCGTCAGGCGTGCGAGAAAATCGACAATATATTTGGACCTGAGAGCTGCAAAAAGGTATTTGGCGATATTGTGCCTAACATGCGCGCAATCGGTGAGTTTTTGGAGCAGCTTGCCCCATTTTTGGAAAAGATTGGACAGGAACGTATGAATCGTTATGAGAGGCGCTACAATGCTAATCGTAAGGGCAGCAGAAACGGAAAACATCAAAGGAACAAAAAGGAGCTTATAAAAGATTATGGACAGAAGCAGCTTCAACATTCTAATGGACCCGCTGCCACAGGAGTGGAACGGAATACCCATTGACACTGATTATCAGATAGGAATACAGATGTTTTGGGTGCTTGATGATAGCGAGTTGTCGAGAATAGAGCGTGTTATGATTGCTGGAAGTCTATTGTTTGGAGATAGGCTTCCAGAGGATATAAACGAGCTTATCGAGGCTGTTAATTGGTTCCTTGGCGGTTGGAATACGGATAATTTGCCCAAGGACAAGGTGGAGCAGCCTGTTATGGACTACCAGCAAGACCAATGGCGTATTTGGGTTGCTTTTATGAGACAATACGGTATTAACCTTAACCGGAGGAAACTACATTTTTGGGAATTTATGGCACTGCTGCGAAATCTTGAGGAATGCTCTTTCACTCGGGTTGTAGATATAAGAGCCAAGAAACCGGATAATAAGATGTCGAAAGAGGAGCGCAATTATTATGCAGAGCAGAAGAAAATATATGCTTTGCAAACAGAAGCAGCTAAAAAGGAGTATACCCCAGAGCAGATAGAATTGATAGATGAATTTGATGAGTTGCACAGGAAACTGATGGGGAAAACAGAAGCCGAAAAAGAATGTGTTGATGAATTTATGAGGTATTCAAATGGGGAACGGATATGACGGCAGTATAAGAATCAAATATGATATTGATACCAAGGACGCTAACAGTAAAATGCTGAAGGCTGTCAATGATATTAAAAAAACAGAGGCAGAGATTACCCGGCTTAAGAAGCGTATGGCAGAATTGGCAAAGGAAAAAATCCCTACTTACGAATACAAAGAAATGCAGAATGAATTGGCAAAAGCAGAGAAACATGCGGACGCTCTGTATGGTAAGCTTCGCCTTATGGAAAAGTCCGGCGATACTGCTTCCAAGGGCTATCAGAACTTGAAAAATCAGATTAGACTTGCAAATCAGCAGGTTGATAGCTTAAGGGCTGGGATTGTGTCTTTGGAAACTAGTAAAAAGGCTTTTGTTATGGGGGATACCAGCGAGGAGTACCGCAAATCTGCCCAAAAGGTGCAGGAGTTGAACGACAAGCTTAAGGTCAGCAAGAAGCGGCTGGCTGAGATGTACAATAGTCAGACAAATGTACGCACCGGATTTGACAAAATGCAGGCTGCTGCAAAAAAGTTCTTTTCCGTATTATCAAAAGATACCAAGAAATCTTCTGGTGTACTGAAAACGTTTGCGTCCAGATTTAAGGGTATTATGTTGTCTCTGTTAGTTTTTAACTGGATAAGTAAAGGCTTTAATGCTATGGTATCAGTCATGCGGGAAGGGTTTAAAAATCTCGCACAGTACTCAACTGAATACAATAGCGCCATATCTGATTTAAAAAGCCAATCAGCGCAGCTCAAGAATGGGTTGGCAGCAGCCTTTGAGCCAATCGTAAATATGGCTATACCCTATCTGACGCGGTTAGTAGAAATATTAAATACAGCGGCAGAATCACTAAGTAGATTTTTTGCAATTTTGGGCGGGAAGAGTACATATACAAGGGCAAAGAAACAACTGGTAGATTATGCTAAAACCCTTAGTGATACACAGAAGAAAGCGGCAGGTGCGCTAGCCTCCTTTGACGATATTAATGTCTTAAATAAAAATGATGAGGGAACCAGTTCCGCCGGAGGGGAAATGTCGGGCGCCGCTGCATTTGAGACTGTGGACGTAGGGCAGGTATCTGGATTTATAGAAAGCCTGAAAACAGCAATCGATGAAGGCGACTGGCAGGGAATAGCGGCGCTTTTGGCACAAAAAGCAAATGAATGGCTGGAAGGTATTGACTGGGCGCAGCTGGCGGAGGACTTATCGGAAAAACTGAAAACATGGTTTTCCACATCAAGAACTTTTTTAGAAGAATTTGACTGGGAGACATTGGGTGAAGATATAGGTACTTTCCTTAAAAATGTAGACTGGCTCGGGATTTTGGAAGAGGTAGGGCTATTAATATGGGCTGCTGTATGCGGAGTATGGGATTTGCTCTGTGGACTGCTTGAAGGTTTAGGTGTTATGGACTGGCTAGAGGAAAACCTAAACTGGAGCGTTTTACTGGATAGCCTAAAACTGACGTTTGGCGGTATTATTGAATTTCTAACTGGTTTATTTACTGGGGATTTTGATGAAGCAATGGGCGGTATCAAAAAAATTTTGAAAGGAGTTTGCACTTTCGCAAAAACTGCTGTAGAAAATGCCAATAAATTAGCCATTTCTATTATACGCAAAATGTGGACTGATATAAAAGAAAAGTTTTCTACAAGCATAGCACTGATTAAAAATATAGTCCGTGTAGGGTTTCAGTTTATGCATACTATTGTGAGCAATATTATTGATAAAATTAAAGGAGTAATCAGTAAAGGTTTGGAAATTGTTAGGACCACAATCAGCAATATCATCAACAACATTAAAAAAACGTGGGATAAAGTGTGGAATATGCTTCCGAAGCCAATACAAGATATGCTTTCCAAGGTGTGGGGAACAATTAAAAGTAACTTCAATAAAATTCTGGGTGGTTTAGAATGGCTGATAAATAAAGTAATTAGCGGAATTAATTTCCTCCTGTCAAAGCTGAATTTAATCAATTTTGACATTCCTGATTGGGTTCCCGTGATTGGCGGGGGCAAGTTTGGCTTTAGCTTCTCTGAAATAAAAGAGGTATCTATCCCTCGGTTGGCAAATGGAGCTGTTATCCGTGGCGGAAATCCTTACCTTGCTTGGCTTGGAGACCAGCCCGCAGGGCAGACGAACATAGAAACCCCACTGCCTACAATGCTAGAGGCTTTTAAGCAGGCATTGTCGGAAAGTGGAATAGACCAAAAGGAACCAATTGTCATAAAGTTTAATGGTAATATGGCAGAACTGGCACGCGTATTGAAGCCGGCGCTTGACGCAGAGAGCGGCAGGATAGGAAGAAACTTGTTGGTACAATAGGAGGATAATATGGCGGAATACACTCAGGGAATAGAAATTGACGGAAAGATATTTAAGATTCCTCTGGTGTCTGTTAAGCGTTCCGCAGATTTTTTGGATAAATATGCGGAACGCTCTGAGGACGGAGATTTAAAAAGAGAGCTTATCGGTGTATACTTTAATTACCAAATGTCCTTTGGCATAATTGATGATGATAATTTGTACGAAGCACTGTTTGATAAACTGACAGAACCAGTAGAATATCATGATTTTGCGCTGCCTACCACCAAAGGCACTTACCGATTTAGAGGTTATATATCCTCTGTATCGGACGAGATAGAAAAAATATTGTCCAATACAGCTAAATTTAAGGGGTTGCAATGTAAATTTACAGCAAAAGCCCCAGCACGGAGACCTAAATAGAAATACACAAAAAATGTGTATAATACAATTTTCGATGGTATTTTGTTACAATACACCACTTATTAATGTGTCAAAGGTACTCCAAAAGGCGTTAATGGAGACATTGGGAGTACAACAGCGATAATAAGTGAGCCCTTACAAAAAGTAAGGGCTTTTTGACAGATTGGGAGTAATAAGACTTTTCACTGTTATGTTTTTGGTATATAATGTCATAAAGGAGATGGAATTATGACATTTATGAGGAAAATTTTAGATACTCTTAATATGGATAATTGGAACAAAAAAGAAAATTATTGCCCTTCTGTAATTTTACCTGTATATGAAAATGTAGAGAGCCATAATAATCTTAATAACGAAGTTGAATGTAAAAAATGCGAAGATGATTATACTATTCAAGAAAATTTGTTGGCTGAATCAATAGATAACTTTAAAGACCAAGACTATAACACAGATGAATCTCTAACAGTGGTTAGTCAGGAGGAAATTACCACAAAGGCAGTTGAGTTTAAAAATCAGGATTTAGATACAAGTGAATCGAAAACTCTGTACAAATCGAAGCGACTTATTATACAAGGACTAAATATATATTTTATTGAAATATGTAGAGAAATAATCAACCAAGGCAAGGTTGTGCCTATACCTCTTATGAGAGAGTATAACTTATCAGAGGAAAAATTAAATGAAATTTTGGAAGAAGTTAGAAGTGCTAGAATATTAGATGAAAGCAATAGAGTTTTAATGAGTGCAGAAGCATTTGAAAACTTTATTGATATATATGAGCCTAAACTTTTTGAGTGTAAAAATTGTATATTTGACAAAGATATTTTTATGTGCATAGGAGAAATTATTTATGATGATGGGATAGAAAAAACATACGATTCTTTACCAGCTGATGAGGTTATAGATTATTTAACAATCTACGAAAAACTAGGGCTTATAAAATATAATAGTCAAAATAATAATTTTGATATATTGAAGTCAAAAGAAGAAATGTTATATATCTGTAATAGATTACCCGAATGTTACTCTGGAGCATCTACAGATATAGATTTATATAATACAAACTATAATATGCTAAGTGGAATTGAGTTTGAAAATTTTTGTTCAAAACTTCTTAAAGAAAGCGGATTTTTTCAGGTAGAAATTACTAAAGCAAGTAGAGACCATGGGATTGATATTTTAGCAGAAAAAGATGGAATAACTTATGCAATACAATGCAAGTGCTATTCTTCATATATAGGAAACAGTGCAATACAACAGGCACATACAGGAAAAAGTTTATATAATAGAGATATAGCAGTTGTGATGACAAATAATTATTTTACTCCACAGGCAAAAGAGGAAGCATGTCAGTTAGGTGTAAAACTATGGGATAAAAACAAAATTGAAGAATTGTTAAGTAATGGGTATAAAGGATAGCTTATTATTTATTGATTTTTTAATATTCACATAGTATAATAATTACAGAGCCAAGGAGCCAATAATGCAGAGAAATCTGTATATTGGCTCCTTTTTGTTTTGAGAGAGAAGGATTAGCATGGTTACTTATCCAGAAGCATATTTCAATTTCATAGATGTGACAGCTCTCTCCGATAGTCACGTTGACGCTGCATCTGCAAAGGATTTCTCCAATGCATCACTGTTTCATGAGGATGGCAGGCAGGCGGCTTATGGCACAATGGAGTTGAATCAGTTTGTGCTGGATGGCAGCAGAAAGATATTTCCACTGGAGCAGCCGGCTGATGTGCCGTACTGGAGTGACGAGAAATCAGATATAAAAGGTTTATATGTGAAGAACCCCATGTTGGAGGTATCGTTTTCAAAAGTCCACAGTAGTATCGGTCTGAGCCTGTACTTTGCAGAGGATATTCCGGCAGAAATTATGGTTACATGGTACACATTGTATGGCTCAAAGCTGGATTCCGCGACTTTTTATCCGGACAGTAAAGAATATTTCTGCAAGCACCATGTACAGAACTATGGAAAGATTGTAATTGAATTTATTAGAAGCTCTTTTCCGTGTCGTTATGTAAAAATGGATTATATTGAATACGGTCAGATGTGGACGCTTGGAAAAGATAATATTAAATCGGCAAATGTGTATGAGGAAATTGACCCTACCAGCGCAACACTATCCATAAATACGGCACAGATAGAGATTATTGACACAAATAATGATTTTGAGCTGTCAAATCAAAAAGGGCTGTGGAAATCACTGCAAAAAGAGCAGGAAATTAATCTGACAGAATATGTAAACGGCAAATCAGTGAATTGCGGCACATTCTACATTGACAATTGGAGCAGTCAGAAAAACACTGCAAAATTTTCTCTGATAGACATCATTGGAGTTATGGATAAAACACAGTTTTACGGTGGACGCATTTATACAGATGAATACGCAGGTGTTATTATTTCGGAGATTATGACATCTGCGGGTGTGAAGAAATACTCTGTTGATGAAGAGGTATATTATACAAAATTGAGTGGTTGGCTTGCTATACAAAGCCATAGGGCAGCATTGCAGCAGGTAGTATTTGCTTGTGGTGCCGTAGCAGATTGCAGCCGTTCTGACTGGGTGAAAATATACAGGTCTGACAGGTATGTAAGTCATACGATAGGTATTGACAGAAGATTTCACGGAACAACAAAGGTGTCGCTGGATGATTATGTCTCATCTGTTTCTGTGGCATACAACCGTTATGTCTTAAAAACAGAAGGTGAACAGATTAGTGATAGTGTGCTGCCTGTTGGAAAGACAAGGATAGAATTTAGTGAACCTTATCTTCCGTCCAGTATCGTAGCCTCCGCCGGGAATATTATAGAAGTAAATACCAATTATATTGTGGTAAGCATGACCGAGGAAGAGGAATGTATACTGTCGGGAAGAAAATATGAAGCCATTGAAAGCAGCTGTACGGTATCTGTACCAATTATTGAGGCGGGGGAAACTGCGAATGCGAAAGTTTATAGCGGATGTACCATGATAGATGCGGTAATGGCTAAAAATACTGCTGAAAAAATACTGGATTATTACCAGCTTCGGCAACAGGTAGATATGAAATTTATCAATGAAGGAGAGGCAGTTGGTAATTGGTGCGATGTAGCATTAATCAGTGGGGGATATGCCACCACAGAAATCATAAGTCAGACATTGGACCTTACCGGCGGTAACATTGCAACAGCAAAATGTTATGGATATAGTAAGAACGTTACCAATTATTATTTTGCGGGCACGGAAGTTTATGCTGGAGAGGAGGGTATCATGTAATGAATAGACCGGAATTAAAGGTATGCACAATTTCCCCTAATCCAGTCACTACAAAAGCAACACTAGCAGTAACTATTAGTGTGGATGATGTTGAAATTATTTTTGGAACAGATTATAAATATGCAAGGCATTCAGAAAGTGAAGTCTATGCAGGAGAGGACGGTATCATGTAATGGCAATAACCAAAGTAAGAGTAAAATTAAATGGAGCATGGACGAATCTAAGTAAAAATGCTTCTACAGGAAAATGGGAAGGAAACCTGACGGCGCCTTCCACAACCTCCGCAAATTTATATGGGAAATATTATCCTGTGACCATTGAAGCAACCAATGACGCAGGTACAGTAAAAACATGGGAAACTACAGATACAACATGGGGCAGTACACTGAAACTTGTGGTAAAAGAAACTATTAAGCCAACAATTACTATTGTGACACCGTCAAATGGTTCCTATATAACAAACAATAAACAGCAGATTACCTTTAAAGTAATAGATGAAGCCGGTGGTTCCGGTGTTAATCTTTTATCAGTAAAATTGAAAATTGATTCTACTGCATATAGTTACAACAGTACGGGCATGGCTTATACGGAAATAACAAATGGCTATCAGTTTGTGTATACGCCGCAGGCAGCATTATCAGATGGGAACCATATGCTCACAGTAAACGCATCGGATAATGACGGCAATACCGGAGAGGCAAAGACAGCAACAGTTACTGTTGATACGGTTCCACCTACTTTAACAGTGGAAGCGCCAGCAGCAGGGTTAATTACAAACAATTCTGCATTGACGGTATCAGGAAATACTAATGATGCGACATCTAGTCCGGTAACCATTGCAATCACACTAAATAGTGAGGAGCAGGGAACGGTATCTGTTGGAAGTGATGGAAGCTTTTCTAAAGCAATTACACTAAGAGAAGGTACTAACACTTTTGTTGTGACAGCCAAGGATGCAGCGGGCAAGACCAGCAGTGTAACAAGGAGCGTTAAATTAGATACTTCCATTCCGGCTATTACATCGATGACCTTGGCACCTAATCCGGTCAATACAAGTAATAGCGTTACTATTACAATCGAGGTGAGCTAATGGCTGATATTGTGCTGGAGCTGCCTAGCAGTATTACCTATGTGGCAGGATATGTAAATGATGTAGTGACAGTATTTCGGCAGGATAGTTGGAATGCAGGTAGGTGGTATGCAAATGTTGATGTCAGCGAAGATAGCCTATATCACATTGTTCTTGAAATGCGGGATGAAGCAGGGAATATAGGGTACTATGATGACGTAATTGAATATATTCTCCCTGTATTTATCTATGACCGAGTGCAGGAAGATGTAGACAGAGCAAATGAATTGTATCGGATAGGCTGGAACAATATGACTGCAGAACAGAAAACAGAGTGGACCAGAGGAATGAAAGGGTGTCTTAATACATCTGATTTGAAACGTATTGAAAATGCTGTCTATGTCATAGCCGGACTTGTCCATGTAAATCTACAGACAAACAAGGATAATCTGCCAGAGATACCGGACAGCCTTTACTTTCAAACGCTTATTGAAAATGTGACAGAGCTTCGCGCAGCCGGGTATTTGTATAGTGATACGCCTGATGTGCCGGAACAACCACTGAATACTTATCAGAAAATAAACGACATTGAGCATATACTACATGACATTTATGAAGTTTATAATGCAAATAATATATGTTTTCCTTATTGTGGTACAGAGGCATATGCTGGAGAAGAATATGGTTTATTATAGGAGGAGAAAGAAAAATGTTTAATCGAAAGACATGGAAAAACAGAACTACAGAATTTCCCACCAGGAGAATCTTGGTAAAAGAGGACGGAAGCGATGAACTTGTGACAGTTACAAGAGCAGAGGGAATGGTAAGCGAAGAGGGAGACGCATTTTCTGCGGAGAACATGAATGATTTGGAAAAACGCATTGAATCCGCATTAGGCACACAATGTACTTTTAGCTTGTCCGGTACTACCTTAACCATTACGCCGTTATAAAGGGGATAAAAAGAATGAGTTTAATCTATAACGGAACAAATATAAAAAAAATAAATTTCGGGGGTACGGCAGTGAAAAAGGTAATCTATAATGGTACTCAGGTTTGGACTGCCGGAAACACAGTTACCTATGTAGTAGATACCGGGATTACTTATCACGAGGAAGTGGATTATGGAGCCTCGTGCCTGTCTCCTAAAACCTTTACCCCGGTAAAATCGGGCTGGACGTTTTTAGGGTGGAGGATAGATGCGACAGCCTCCGCCACCGTGTTTACAAGCAAGGTAATGGGCGATACGCCTATTACGCTGTATGCGGTGTTTACAACCGGGGTAACGGTAGGGTATTACAATGGTACTGCCTCAATAAAAACACAAACAAAAATGCGGTACTATAACAATGGTAATGTGGCAAATCCCAGCTTTACTTTGTCGCAGGCTGCGCTGAGTGGGTGGACTGCAAGAGGATGGTCTACAGGTAACACAGCCGCTGCGAGTATTTTATACAGTAATGGAGCTACATTTAGTAGGGATAGTAATGTCACTTTGTATGGTATGTATTATAAAACAATTACTCTGTCATACAATGGGAATGGCAGTACAAGCGGCTCCACAGCGGCACATAGTGATGCACGCTATTATAACAGCAATGGCGCTAATGCTAATCCGACCTTTACTCTTAAGGCAAACGGATATGCCAAAGCAGGGTATACATTTAGCAAATGGGCGCTTAATGGGGCAAGTGGCACACAATATGCAGCAGGCGGTCAAATTATCTTGGCAGCGAGTGCCACTATGTATGCGGTATGGACAAGTAATGCGTTTTATGCGATTGCTTCTGGTGGTGTAGTCAATAAGACATATTGTCCTAATGCTTATGAGACTTGGGGCGGGCATTCGGGCGGAGCAGGCAGTAGCCATACCGGCTCAGACGGGTACTCATCTACAAAGTATTACGGAGGATATGGACATACAGCTAATGGTGGCGGTCAGGGATATGGTGTCCTCGACAAAAATATTGATTTTGGCTGTGATACTGGGTGGATAAACACTAAAGAGTGCAAATACGTTAAGATTATGCCTTATGTGTATAACCAGACGGGAAAAAAGACACCTATACCATATCTCCATATATATGGTAACGGCAGTGGAACGGCATTTGCTAATTATGGGGATTATCCTTATAATAATGGTTCGGGAAAAATATACACACAAAATAACCCCAATACAGACCAATTTACTGTGACACCACCCACCTCTCCGCTGGTGGTTGACATATCTGCTTATAGTACTATCAGGATTACATACCATGCAGACAATACGGATGACAGGGATGCTTGGGTTAATTGTGGTTTGCAATACGTTTATTTTTACAACTAA